TGAAGACGTTCACCCACACGCGGGTCGGGGAGCACGGACGCCTCGGCAACCAGCTTTGGCAGATCATGTCGACCGCGGGGTTGGCGGCGGAGGCCGGGGCGCGGGTGCACGTCCGACCCGACTGGAAGTACCGGGAATGGATCACCCTCCCCCCCGAGTGGTACGAACCACCGGAGGGTGAGCTGGTGGACACCAGCACCCTCGGCGACGGGTACCTGCAGGACGTGGCGATGCTGCCCGACCAGGGGCACAGGTTTCAGTGGTTGTACCCCACGGACGCGGGGCGGTCCAAGATCGCGTCAACGATCGGCCAGCTCGTCACGGACGGGTGGGTGCCGTTCCAGTACTCGACTGGGGTGCACGTGCGACGTACCGACTATTTGGACCCGTGGCGGCCCCACGGCTGCCTCCCGGTGGAGTGGTATCACCGGAACTGGCCGGACGGGCAGGTGTACGTGTTCAGCGATGAGCCGACGTGGTGCGAGGACAACCTCCCCGGGAAGGTCGTCCACACCGGGGTCGACTGGTTGGACTGGTACCTGCTGAGCATGTGCGGCGCCCACGTCATCTCCAACAGCAGCTACGCGTGGTGGGCGGCGTACCGGAAAGCCGGGCCGGTGGTGTGCCCCGACCCCTGGTTCCAAGGGGAAACCCGGCACATGCTCATCGACGGGTGGACGCCAGCCTCATGGTGACCTGCGTGACCATGGTGTGGGGGGATTACGACCGGTTCATCCCCGCCTGGTTGGGGGCGTTCGCCGCGCTCGATGACCGTGCCGATGGGATCATCGTCCACGGGCCGACGGTCGACCCGAGCCGCTGGTTCACGCCGAACATTACGTGGGTGCCGGCTGACCCGTTCAACACCGACCAGAACGGCAGCCACCTGTTCGACCAGGTGGTGCGCCGGATCCCCCACGGGTGGGTGTGGCCCACCGCGATCGACGACTACGTGACCCCCGCGGGGATCACCCGCCTGCTTGAAGCGCCAGCGGACGCGGAGTTCATGCTGATCACCGCTGAGCACACCGACGGGAGCGACCGGTGGCATAGCGACCTGCGAACCGTTCTCGGCCCGGCCAGCGCGTACCGCATGTGTGGGGGCTGCCCGTTCACCGTGGACCTGTACCGGCGGGCTGGCCCGTACGCGAATCCACCCGGGTGGGAGATCACCGCGGAGTGGGGGTTCTTCCTGCGGGTGCTCGCCGCTGACCCGGTCGTGTTCGACGGGACCGGCCCGGTCAGCCAGCGGAACACGAAGAACGTCACAGGGTACGGGCGGACACAGTTGAACGTGGCCGAGCAGGAACAGCGCTGCCGGGAGTACGCGGCCCACCTAGGACTGACATGAACATGAAGGAGTTGGGATGCCGATCACGAACGGGTACGCCACCCTCGCGCAGGTGAAAGCGGGCCTCCGCATCCCCAGCAGCGACACCGTCGACGACACCCTCCTCGAGATGGCCACCGAATCAGCGAGCCGCCTGATCGACTCCTACCTTGGGCGGCGCGTGTTCCAGTCGGGCACGATCACCCGCAGCTACGCCCCCGAGTTCACGAACGTCGTCCAAACCGACGACATCGCCGGCACAGCTGTCACGATCACCAGCAGCAGCGGCGCGGACGGCGTGTACGACATCACCTTCGAGGCGTCCGACTTCCAGCTGGAACCGTTGAACGGGATCGCTGATGGGGTGACGATGCCGTTCACCCGGATCCGCGCGATCGGCGATTACGCGTTCGTCACCGCGTTCGGTGAGGCCACGTTGCGGGTGCAGGGGGTGTTCGGGTTCCCCGCGACCCCAACGGAGATCACCCAAGCCACCATCATCCAAGCCTCGAGGATCTTCAAGAGGTTGGACAGCCCGCTCGGGGTGATGGGCTTCGGCGACCTCGGGGTGATCCGGGTGGGCGCGAAACTCGACCCCGACGTCGCGCAGCTGGTGCACCCGTTCAAGAAGATGCGCGGCACCGGCTGATGGCCGCCCCCACCCTCAACCAGCTACGCGTCGGCCTCGAGGGCCGGCTCGCGACGATCACCGGGCTCAGGGCGTACGAGTACATCCCGGACAACCCGAACCCGCCGTGCGCGGTTGTCCAGGTCGGGCGGATCAGCTACGACCTGAGCTTCCAACGCGGTGTCGATCAGTACGAGTTCCGCATCCTCCTGATCTGCGGGCGGGTCGCGGAACGATCCGCGCAGGCGGCGATGGACGCGTTCCTCAACCCCATCGGCACAAGTTCCATCAAGACCGCCGTCCAAGGGGATGCGACGTTAGGGGGGCTGGCCGTCGACACCCGCCTCACCGAGATGCGCGGCCTCGGGACGGTCACCTTCAACGAGGTCACCTACATGACCGCCGAGTTCATCGTCGACGTGTTCACCACCAACTGACCGCCGGAGCCGGCGAACCAACCACACGAAAGGAACCCCACCACCATGGCGAAGTTCGTCAGCAAGGATCTCGACCTGTTCCTGAACGGGACGAAGCTGTCCACCAGCGTTGCGAGTGTCACCATCAACGAGGAAGTCGACGACATCGAGACGACCGCGTTCACCGATGTCGGCCGTACCCGCATCGGCGGGCTGCGCGATGGCAGCATCGACATCGACTTCCACCAGGACTACGCGGCCGGCGCCGCTGACCTCACCATCCAAGGAGTCGGCATTGGGAACGTTGGCACCGTGCAGGTGGTCCCCCTCGGGACCGCGGCGACCGTGTCCAACAACAACCCCCGGTACGAGATGAAGTGCCTGATCAGCGAGTACCCGAAGGAGTTCAGCATGGGGGACCTGGCCACGTTCAGCGTGTCCTGGCCGATCTCCGGGACCGTGAACCGGGGCACAACCTGACCGGTACCCTGAGCGCATGAAGCTGCCGTTCAGGGTTGACTACGCGGACGGCCGTCAGGAAGTCCTGACGGCCACCGCCCCCGACATCATCCGCTTCGAGGACGAGTTCGACCTGAGCATCACGAAGGTCGGGGAGAACGTCCGCATGAAGCACCTGGCCTACCTGTGCTGGTTGGCCGCCAGGCGCACGAAAACTACCCGCTCCGAGTTCGACAACTGGTTGGACACCGTCGAATCGATCACCGACGTCAGCGCGGGGGTTGACCCGATACCCCCTTTGGAGACAACTCTGCCCATTGGGTCCTAGCCGCGATGGCGGTGGAAACGGGGATCCCGGTGAGCGTGCTGCTGCAGGAATCCCCGCGGGTGCTGGTCACGATGCAGCGGTACATGAAGCACCGCGCGGACATGCGGAACCGGAAACCACCACCGAGGGGGATGCGCTGATGCCACGAAGCGGGGTGCGGGTGGAGGTGCACGGGGTGCAGTCCACGTTGCGCGTCCTCAAAGAGTTCGACGTGGAGTACTTCAACGAGGTCCAGTCGAAGTTGAAGGGCGCGGTCGAGCCGATCGTGAAGGACGCGTCCAGCCAGTACCCGTCGGGGAATGTGCTGAGCAACTGGGGGCCGTGGAAGGCCAGCGGGTTGAACCCGACCCGCACCGGCGCGAAGGGCACCGCCGGCGGGCGGAAGCTGGATTACACCGGGGGGAACGCGGCCCGGCGGATCCGCGCGGACACCAGCCGGAAAAGCCGGCGCACCGCTGGCGGCCGCGCGATCAACCTGGTCGCGGTCACGCAATGGTCAACCGCGGGGGCGATCCTCGAGCTGGCCGGCGCGAAAACGCCGAGCGTGTTCGCGGACAACCTCGCCCGGGCGTTGGGCAGCAACAGCAGCTTCGATTCGTTGGGTGGTCGGATCCTGCCCCGCGCGGTGCGGCGGAACTTCCGCAAAGTAGAAGCCAGCGTCGGGGAAATCATCGATGACCTGATGAAGCGAACACAACGCCGCCTCGATGAAGGCGGCGGGGTCGACATCCGAGGAGGTTAGCGGTGGCGCTGTCCATTTCGATCAGCTCGGAAGCGGACCTCCGGGCGATCGAGCGTGCCCGCCGCAGCCTCGACCAGTTCGCGGACAACGCGAACACGAACGCGAACCGGTTGCGGAACTTCGGGTCCGGGTTGCAGAACGTGGGCAAGCGGCTCACCATGTTCAGCGCCGCCGCTGGGGCCGGGTTCGCGGTGTTCGCGAAGGGCGCGATCGACGCCGCCCAGGAAGCGGAAGTCGCGTCGAACCGGTTGGACGCGATCGCGAAGAGCATGGGATTCCTCGGCCCCGTGTTGGGTGGGACGACGGACCGGTTGCAGGACTTCGCGACCACCCTGGAGCGGACGATCGCCGTCGAGGCCGAGACGATCATGGCGACCCAGTCCCTGTTGTTGACATTCAGTGAGGTGGGGAAGACCGCGGGGGAAGCGGGGGGCGCGTTCGAGCGTGCCCCGAAGGCCGCGTTCGACTTGAGCGCCGCCGGCTTCGGCAGCGCGGACAGTGCCGCGAAAATGTTGGGGAAGGCGTTGCAGGACCCGATCAAGGGGATCACTGCCCTGTCCCGCGCGGGTGTCACGTTCACCGCCGCGCAGAAGGAACAGATCCAAGGGTTCATCGAAAGCGGGCAGGCGGCGAAAGCGCAGGAGATGATCCTGCGGGAGGTCGAACGTCAGGTCAGCGGGACAGCTGCGGCGACCGCGACCGGTGGCGCGAAGATGAAGATCGCGTTCGGTGAGGTGGAGGAGCAGATCGGGAAGGCGTTGCTGCCGATCTTCCAGCAGTTCACCCAGTTCATGCTCGACCGGGGGATCCCCGCGATCCAAGCTCTGGTGGACAGGTTCCTCGCCCTGTCCCCGCAGATGAAGGGTGTGATCGCCGCGACCGGCGGGCTGCTGCTTGCGTTGGGGCCGCTGCTGATGGTCGCGGGGACACTGGTGAAAGCCCTCGTCGGGATGGGGCCGGCGCTGGCGGTGGCGAAGGCTGGACTGTTGGGGGTGGGGCCGTTGATGGCCGCCCTGGGGGCGGCGGCCGGCCCGGTGCTGCTGGTTGTGGGTGCGG